ACAAACAACCAAGCGATGCAGATAGTAGAATGACAAAAAGTATTAAAGAGGCTTTGAAACTTTTTGAAATACAACTTTTAGACCATGTAATTATTACAAATAACGGGCATTTCTCTTTTGCTGATGATGGACTAATTTAACCACTAATCAAACAAACCTATTTATATTTATCTATTCACCTTTTTATTATTTAATAACTAACTAAAACAAATTAACATGAATACAACAATTGAAACCACAGAGATTAAAGGATTGCAAGAGGCTTACTATTTGCTTAATTCAGACAATAAAATTGAATTGCATTTGAACGGGAAAGAGGCTTACTCTAGTTTACCCGAATCAGTTAAAACAGACATTAAACGCTCTTTCATTTGGGGAAGACAGCGCGGAGCCTGGGTAAGTCGTTCAAAGGATTGCGGAGTTCCTTATTCAATGAGAAGTTATAATATTAAATTTAACGGTGAGCAAGAAAGAAAGAGTTTTGAGGATGCAAGGGAGGACAAAAAAGAACGTGCAGAAAATAAAGCGGACAGGTATGAAGGATATGCAGAAAGCAGAGAGAAGCAAGCGGAAAGCCTACAAAGTGAATTTAACAGATTAAGAAAGGATTGGAGCTGGTTAACACAGCCTTACGTTAATACGTCAGGAGGTCGCGCTTTTAGAAATCAAAAGGAAAAGACAATGGCACGTTATGAAAAAGGCTTCGAGGCTTACAAGATAGCAAACCAACACAGCGAAAAAGCGGAGCAATTAAGAAGGTCAGCAAATGACAGCGAATTAAAGAATGAATCTTATTTAATTAACAGAGTTAAGGAGGGCGAGAAAAATGCACGTGCATTTGATAAGTTTCAAGAGTTATACGCTGATAAATTAGAAAACATTGAAGCGCAGACCGATGATTGGAAAATATGGTTAAAAGCTAGAGTAAACTTTTATGAAACATCTTTTGAAAAGTTAGCATTTTTTTACGAGGCTTTAAAAGAGTTAACCATTGCCAAAAAGGAAGCGGGAGTAATTAGTGCCGATGATGTGACCGAAGTAATACAAGGAGGAGTTAAAAAGCAGGTAAAAGAGTATTTTAAAAATAAGTACAATATTGACTTACTTAAATTTACTAAGGCTTACGGAGTAGGAGTCAAAACAGTTTACTATATAAGAACTGAACAACCTTTGCCGATAGAATATCATAGCGGGTGGGCTGCAAATAACGCTTCGCAAATCTATTTAGCTAAAATATTAAGAGATATTGAAGCGTATAATAACGCTGGTTAACTGATGAAGCCACAAGGCAGAAACAAACAGTAATTAAAAAAGCTGTTTGTATTAACCTAAAAACTAACTAAAAATTAAACCAAATGGCACTCTCAAACGATACAGTAAACCAATTTATAATAAATGTTCAATTAATCGAACCAGTGCAAAAAATAGTTGATAATTTAAAAGAAAAAAACTATTGTGAAAGCGATATTAAATGGCTAAACGAAAAGTTAAAAAATTACACTGAATTAGCTTTAAAAATATTAGGTATTAAGGTTGCATTTTACGTTGAACCTCCAACAAGTGAAAAAGGGGTAAAATTAAATGATTTTACTTATGGTAGATTTTTGCACTATTTCACCACTTTGTTAAACTGTTTTAAATCTATTTAACCATGCTAAACACCTTAACAATTCAAAACAGTTTAACAGAAGGCTGCAAAGTATCTCAAATAATGCCCTTTTTAAAGATTATTGCCCAGCAGCAAAAATTGAACTTAACAAGGCTTTCACATTACAGAAAAGCAAAAAGAATATTATTAATAAGTATAAATCAAAATTAAACCGAGAAAACATGAATATAATTTTAACAGAAACAAAAAACTTTTGGAACTGCGCTCAAACTTATTGCCCATCATGGAGAAATAAAACTATTGACCAAATAGCAAAGGAACAGCAAGAAAAATTAAAAAGTTATGCAAATGTAGGGTATAACAGCTTTATGTTTAACCGAGATTTGTCAACTATTTATATAAGAAAAGTTGAAATAAAAACACTTGAAAATATTTTTGAAACAGATATTTACGGGTTATTGAATGATTAATTTAAGCCTTCTAAAGTAGGTAAAGTAATAAATCAGTGATAGGTGTTTTTGTTGCATAAATAGCAGCCATTCGTTAAATATTGGGCGCAAACGATTTACTAAAGTCTTGGTTTGGCAGGGGTTTGTTCAGTTCTATTGACAAGCCTTCCTTAATGCGTGGCCCTGATGAGGAGGGGATGTTCCCTGTTCAAACTTTATGGAATATCTCCCCTCAATTCAATGATTATTCCGCAGACATTGAAAAAATTAACATTGTCTTCTCTAATCCTGCAGTATTAAAAGTATTCGCTCTTCAATGCGATCTTTTCTCTCTCGGTAAAATTAAAGTTCTTAAGGATGTAAGCGGTAACCCTGTTGAGCAGGCCGATGATCCAATATTAAGACTGATGCAGCAACCGAACCGCCGGCAATCCGATTCTCAGTTCTTATGGGATTTGATGTTTTGGTACATGGTAGGAAATGTTTATTGCTACGTTGACAGCGACGTTCCCGAGAACGAAGACAATAAACTGATATTCCTGGAGCCGAGCAAAATGGAGTGGCCCAGTGATTTCGATAAATACAAAGACAAGCATTTCTTATCAAAGGCATCGGAAACCGAATTGATGAAAACCTTTATTACCTATCGGTTTGAGGATGGCAGCTCCCGACAGATACAGTTATCGAGGATTATTTGTCTTTCTGACCTATCAAATGGAGTTGGTAACTGGTTCAAAGGAAAGAGCCGCATAGATGCGCTTTATAAGGTTATCAGTAACAATGAGGCCTCGCTTGATTCTACAAATATCAATATCCGGTTTGCCGGCAAATACTTAGTGGCTGGCCAGAATGATCCAAAGGACGTAACAAAGTTACCAATGGGCCAGGAAGAGAAGGATGATATAGAAAAAAAGGTAAACGGCAGAAAGCAGGTTACAGCGGTTAAATCACTTGTTGACATTAAACGATTCGTAGAAAATATCGGATATCTAAAACTCGATGAATCTTTCCGCACTTCCTATTTCCTGATAGGATCCATGTATAACATCCCAAAAGATGTATTGGAAGCATGCTTGCAAGGTGCAACATTTGAGAACCAGGAGAAAGCCGTTGCCCGTCATGTCAGCTACACACTTCAGCCAAAAGGCGATGATTTCTTTGGTGCGCTTGGCCGCCGGTTCGGCTATGACAAGACCGCAAAGCGCATCTGCATCGATTGGACACATCTCCCTTTCATGCAGGTATTTGAGAAAGACCGAGCGCAAACAAACTATACCAACATGCAAACCATGACCGGGCTTTTAAAACTCGGCGTGGATATTAACGAGATAAACGAATTGTTGGGAACAACATTTAAAAATGCAAAGTATGAGCAACCAAAACCCTCCGCTAACCCCGGAGCAAATTAAAGCCATAAAGGAGAAGGAGAAAGTAAAAACAAATGCCGCTGCAGGCGGTAAAACGATAAAGAAATGATAAAGAGTATCTACTTCCCGGGTAAAGAGTTTGCAGACAAAAATGAGTTGTTTGCCGCTTTGCGTGTCAATGCAGAAAAGATCATTGCATTGAAGAAACTGGAAGTACATAAATCTTACTTCAAAGGCTACCCTGCTTCAGGGTTCCTTCTGAAAGACATTTCCGAGGCCATGAAGGTAGGGCCGCACATGAAAGACGGATTTATCTACCCGATCATAAACACAACCCGCTACATGGACAGTCATGACGATGTTCATCTTGATGGCATCTGGGATAGATCAGTAAAAGAGCAGCAGGGAAAACTTTACTATGTGGCAGACCATGAGATCAAAATTGATTCAATCATTGCCTGGCCGGCAGACGTAACGGCCATGGTTAAATCAATTCCATGGTCATTCGTTGGCAAGGATTACACAGGCAATACAGAAGCCCTGATATACGAAATTTCAAAGGATAAGATCGTACATGACAAGGCCAAACAGATCATCGAAGAAAAACGGCCTATCCAGAACTCGGTAAGGATGCAGTATGTGACTATCAAACTGGGAATGAACTCAGAAGAAAAGGATTACATCGAATACAAGGCATACTATGACAAGCATATTGAATCCATCGCTAATAAAGAAGTGGTAGATCAGCAGGGCTACTTTTTTGGCGTGGAAGAGGCAAAGATAGTAAAGTTTAAATGGTTTGATTCTGTGTTGTACTCCCTGGCTTCCTGCTCTG